CCGCTAGATTCTATGAAGCGCAAGGTATACTAATTGAAGAAAATAATAGTTTTATCCCTGAAGTTTCTGGAATGGTAATTGTTTATTCATTACCTCTTGGAAAAACGCTTCTTGTAAATGTTGCGGCCGAGTCGGAAGAAGCCTATGAATTTAAACTAATCAATGAAAACTGGCTTGAAGATAGATCTATAACTCCTTATGTAGGTATGACTCTAGAAGATGCTTTTCAAGAATTAGTTAAAGCAGAAAAGATTATTAAATCTAGAAATGTAGTTCTCAGACATCCATTACATCCATCTTATACTCGTCCTGTTTATATATTTGGTGATGTTCGGCGAGGAGGTAATAGTGTTGATGTAATGACTGGAGAAATAAGAGAAGAATAAAAAGATTTGCTTTAGATGATTTAATAATATTATGATGAAAGTTAAAAGATTTTCTCAAACTCAACCAGATATAGAGTGGCATAAAAACAATATAAATCCAAACTCAGGTAGCAATCTGGGAGATGGAAGTACTCTTTATAAAGCAAAATCTGGAGATTATCTTTATTTGTATAAAGATGGTGAATGGGTTATTATGAATGGTGTTAATAAATTTATGCAGGATTCTAAATTATATCAAATTTCAAAATTCGATAAAAACATTCATAATAAGATTGGAGCCGCAGGAGCAGTTATTGGTGGTTTTGTTGGGAGTTTGCCTGGATTAGCAATGGGTAATTTAAAAACAGCTGCTACAGGGGCTGTGATTGGATTAACTATATCTGGATTATATAATAGAAATAAAGCAAAGAAACGTGCTGAAAATATAGTAAAGGATTACGAGTCTAAGTATGGTAAGAATGCTTATACTACATTTATGAAAAAGAAGTAAACTATCTTTAATTTTAAATTACTTTTACTATAATTGAATACCTATTCCATTTTAAGGATGTAGTAAGGAATGATATTCAGTTTATTATATATTTCTAATAATAAAAAAAAATGAGATACACTATTCTCACGAACTATGTATCTCTTGGCAAGTTACTACAAAAATTAATGTAGCAAGTTTAATCCTCATAAAAAATGAGAATTAATTTTTTAAATCATATATAAGGCTTTGAAGTGATAAAAATAATACTGTCTTATTTTCACAAACTGTACTGCCTTTTACGACAAATAATAATAATAAAATTACCTTACATAGGTAATTAGTATAAGTTCCAAGTTTTATTGTAGTAAAAAACTTATACTGATTTATTCTACTACATACCTTAATGATAAAAAATGAGATACACTATTCTCACGAACCATGTATCTCTGCGTAGCAAATTTAATCAACATAGATTGTGAAGATTAAATTCTTATATTAACATATATAAGGCTTTGAAGTCTTATTAAAAATGTGGTCCTATCGTCTATCGGTTAGGACGCGAGATTTTCATTCTCGAAAGAGGAGTTCGATTCTCCTTAGGACTACAAAAGTCAACGATGAGATATCGCAAAGACTTATTTAGACATGTTAATAGTGAAAAGGATAGAATTAGCTACTCTATCCTCTCACTTTAAATCTAAGTAAGGTTACGTAATAATTGATATCTCGGGAAGTGATAATTAAATAACATGTCTAAAAATGATAAATTATTACCTGTACCATTAAAGTACACCTATCCGGTTGTAATGGAAATTTCTCCAAGTAACAAACCATTGAAAAATTAGACATCTATTGTAATAGGTGTGGAAAGTTTTTTAAACAAACAGCCTATGATCATGTTTATGGATCTGGATGTCCTGATTGTAATAAATTAGGAGGAAAAAGCGCATTAAATGTATTAAAGTGGTTAGAAACAAATCAAATTGATTATACAAGGGAATATTCTATAAAATTAAATAATAGGAACATTAGAATAGATTATGTTTTTAATTATAATAATTGTTGTTTGTGGATAGAGTATAATGGACTACAACATTATAAGAAAGTAGATTATTTTCATAAAACAGATGAAGGTTTTCTTAAACAATTAAATAGAGATAATGAAGTTAGAAAATATTGTAAAGAGAATAATATCATCCTTATAGAAATTCCGTATACATATAACACTTATGAAAAAGTAGAACAATTATTAAATCGAGTAATTTTAAATGGAGAGGATATAAACTCTATTATAGATTATTCAAAATTATATAAAATATGAAAAAATCAGAAACAATATTTCAAAAGTTATTTTCAGGAATTAGTTTTGGAAATTCACGTATACCTTTAATTATGTAGTAGAGGCTTAAGATAGAATAAAATCTTAAGAAAATACCTTAAAATGCTGGAAAATATAAAATATAGATCAGCATCTCTATTTATCGATTAAAAATAGAGTTCAACGACTATAGTAGGTACTTAGATAATATAGTCTAAATTTAATAAAATATATTAAAATAAATTGTACGTTCAAATGTATTTAGTAAAGGTGGGGGAAGAGGGTATTCTGTTATTGGAGGAACTGGAAATGGAAGATTCTTAGATAATGAAAGAAATTCGCCCTTACTTGGTAATTCACAGCCTTCTTCTAGGTTATCCGGTTATCTTGATAGAATGGCAGAGCTTAGGTCATATTATCTTTTAGATATTACAAAGATGGCTACAAATTTCTTTTCAGATTATGTAGTTAATTTTATATCTCAAGATACCCAACAAATAGTTTCTGTATTAAATCCTGAAGATTCTACAAATAATGAAGCTGTAACTACTCGATTAAATGAGATTCTTTTAAAAGATATTAAAATAATTGATTATATACGAGACCATATAAATGACTATGTATTTTATGGAGGTTATTATAGTATGCTTCAAACTCAAAGAGATGAAAAAGGTCATCTTGTATTTAGAACAGAAGAACTTAATAATCCAAATGCAGTAGTTATAAAGAAGAAAAAGAACGAGGATGGAAATATAGAAGATATATTTTTAGCAATCGGAGATGATGGAAATCTATATGAAATTCCTAGTACTGAGGTAATATATATAAGTAATCCTAAACTTCGACTTACAAATGATCTCGAAGAAGGATGGAAAGAAAAGTCTAAACCAGAAAAGCCAAAATTAGGAAGAAATAAGGGATCAGAAAATAGAAATAAAGTTCTTAGGAAAGAATCATTTATGGCTTCTGAACCGTTATTTTATTCAAGTATTTTGAAGATAAAAGAATTAGTTATAAAAGAGCTTTTGATATCTCTTATTTCGTTAAGAGATCTTTCATCGCCTCAATTATTGGGATTAAATACCGATTAAAATTTGTCGGATTAGATAAATAAAATCTAATGGAACTTTGTAAATTGCTGGAAGATCAAGTAAAGATAAATCAGCAAAAGATAGTAAAAACTACCTTCTCAACGACTAGATACAAAGAGAGAGTTTATATATAAATTCTTAAAGATATAGTCTAGTTTAACTAAATAATTGTTAATATTCGAAAAGTGTCCCTCTAGAGACAATGAACGAATTATGCGCTCGATTACAGAAACTTGCAAACAATACGAATGAGTTGTCTTCATTCATCACATCTCAGTTCGATGTCACCTCGTTCATTGAGTCTGCATTAACTCAAAATGTTAAGGTTTTTCCTGACTATAATAGTACCATTACCTCAAGGACTTCACTACTCCCACTTGATAAATTAACAGACAAACTTTTAGATCTTATACAGAATCTTGATTATGTAAGAAATAGTGTTCTTTCTCCTCTTGGATTACCATCTACTATATTAGATGGAACATCTGGCAGTAAGTGGTTAATAAATTGGCCGTCTAGAGAAGCAATTCTTTAGATTATTAGTAAGTAAATTTGGTGAAACTATTAATACTAGTAATACCAAGCCTTAGATTAATCTAATTAAGGTATAACGAATAAAGACTTACCAACTTATTAAGTTGAATTTATATTCTAAACTATAATAAAAAGATTATAGAGATATCATTGCAGTACTTCAACAGTCAGAAAGAGCTAATTCAAGAGTAACATCATTAATTTCAGGAATAAAAGATTCAATAGTAAATCTTGTTTGTAGTATTTATAAGGTAATATATAATGAAGATTTAGATCCAAGTTTAGTTCAAATTCATATATTCCAGAAAACAACTGTAGAGTATAACAATCAGATAAATGAAGCTGAATCAGTTAGTGGTTTAGTTCAAGGTATCTCTGGAGTTTTATCTAATGCACTCCAAACTTTAGAACAAGCAACTCCATTAATTGAACCAGAATCATATTTAAGTTATATTCAAAACTTACTTAAAGATATTGACCCAAGTACAGAATCTCTAATAAATGAAGATACGATTAAGCAGTATATAGAATTTCTTAATCAAAAACTTCAGGCACAACGAGAACAGCTTGGACTCAGTTAAAATTATTCAAAGAAGATGATAATTAAACGTAAATTATTTGCTTCTAATGATCCCACTCCAGAACAGTCTCCAGAAATTGGTCTAGCTAAACAAGAAATGACTTCTAAGGACTTGCAAATAGAACAAATGAGACTTCAACGTCAAATCCTAGAAACTCAGAGAATGCGACAGAGAATGCAAGCTGAGGAAAGAATGCAAGAAATGAAGCAAGTCAATCAAACTCAGAAACTAGAACAGAAAAAGGATGAAGCTCAAAAAGATAATCAATTAAAAGTAAAGAAAATTGACGCTCAGAATAGTAGGCAGGAAGTAAATAATATAGGATTGTACAAAACAAAATCAAAGCCTACGCCAACAGTATCAATGAAAACAAACTTGTAAGATTATGATTAAAGAAAAGACATTTACAGAAGGAGTGGAAGATTCTAAAGAACAAGAAGAGAAAGGATTTGATCCACTAAGACCGTATATAAAATGAAAATTAAAAGATTTTCCGGTTATTCAGAAGCTGCCCCTGAAGGTGTAACTTATCAAAAATCAAGTCAGGTAATTACAAGATATATTCTTGATCCTCTTGATTCTAGTGTAGATACCTTAGAAGAAACAGATAAACTTGGGGTAACTAAACGAAAGAGTGATAGAATTAAGAAGGTAATAAAACCTCTTAAAAAATATTTTAAATATAAATCAAATAAAAACAGTAATTAAGTATGTATATTAGACGTAAAGTATTCTCATTACTACAAGATGAGACAGGAGAAGAGAGATACTTCTCTACTACTGATGTAACACTGGAAAATGAGGAAGAGAGAACCTTTAGTGTTGCAGAAGATGCAGAAAGTTTGGAAGAAAAGGATTTCTCTGATAAAAAAAAAGAGGAAGATGATGAGCCAAAACTTACAACTAGTGATAAGATTAATATTAAGTTGAATAAAGCTCTGACTACTAAGAAGGATCGCGAAGCATTTGTTGAAGCTTATGAAGATGGAAAATCTCATAAATACGGAAAACAGGCAGCTAAGTATGCAGCAATTGGTAGTGGTATAGGTGGCGGTATATTAGGTGCTGCAGTTGGTGGTAAAAAGGGTGCAGCTATTGGAGCCGGAATTGGCGCTGTTTCAGGTGCAGCAGGATCTTATGCTGGTACTAGAGCAGGTGTTGCACTTAATAAGCTTGCTAGAAAACATAGTGGTAGTCTTGATACTAAAACAAAATTAGCAGTAGATCGAGTAAAAGTAGCAGATGGAAAAATGACAAAAGAAGAATTTGCTAAAAAATGGAGATCTAAGAAGTAAAAGAAATAATCTATAGAGGTAGTGTAATCAATCTCCTCTATAGAACAAACGCGCTAGATTTTTACAACCGAAGATTAATCGCACTAGGTGCAAAAAGTAAACGGTTGATAGTTGTAAAGCGCGAGAACTATAAAATAATAAATGTATGATAGGAACAGTTAACCCATTTAGTGACCCTGAATTTAAGAAACAAATTTTAGGGAAAGAAGGGAGAGCTGTTGATGACCCGGGAGATTATGAGATTTTGCAGCCGGAAGAGGATGTATCTAAAAACCTAAAAAATATTATAGGGTCAGCTCCAGTACTCCCTAAAACGGCTCGCAATATTATTATGGATGCTAGTGCTATTGCGAGTAATCAAAAAGAACAAAAAGCACTAGAATTAACTCATAAATTGAATGAAGTCTTTACTAGTTATAATAAAGAATACAATATAGATCTTCATGTTGATTTCGGAAGCCTCTCAAATACTTTAGTTAATGTGGCAGATCCAAAGTCTAGACATATCTTAGAATTATATGTTTCCGAGGTATTTCAGAGTATAAGACCTATTCTAATTCTCAATATGATTTCTAAACTTTGTCTTTGTATTGATTATATACTCGATCCAATGAGACTCTTTGATAGTTCACAAATGACTTTACAAGATTCATTTATTGCTGTGGAAAAGATTATGCAATTTATTCAACAATTAGAAGATATGAAAAATCAAATAATCGTTAAAGGCTCTGATCTTGAGTTGAAAAAAATTGCAGAAGAGACTGGAAATCATGAAATGGAGAGTGAAGAATCAAAAAAAATAGTGGCAGATTTTATGAGATTATTCCAAAAAGAACATGGAATAGAATAAAAATATTTTCCTATACTAATCTTGAAATATGAGATTTTACATTCAATTGTAGTATAGGAACGATAGGTTAACGATGTGAATCGATTCCTTATTAATTCATTTTGTGAAAACATGAGTTAGGGTCTCGACGGGGATCCTACTCTTAATAAAAATCTGAGAATTAATAAGATGTTGTTTATGATTCATTGGATGTAACCTAGAATTCACAAAATGAACGAAGGTAAGTTAAGTAATGTAACAAAAGAAGAATTAAAAAAGTTAATCTTTGAAGAAAAGCTATCTTATGAAGAGATAGGTAGAATGTATGAAGTCTCAGGAGGTGCTATTAAAAAGAGAGCCAAAAAGTTAGGTATAGAGCTTCCTAAGAAAAGAGATATAAATTCTAGTGAAACTTTTAATAAAGGAATTTCTAAAAAGGAAAAATTTATTTGTAAAAATTGTGGTAAAGAATTTACTCCAAAGCAAAAAACACAAAAATATTGTTGTAATGATTGTTGTATTAATGATAAGTCTCATAAAAAATATGAAGACTATTTAAGGGATCCAGAGCCCTATCAAGGTCAAGAAAATATGAGATGGGTTAGAAAACATATTTTAGAAGAACAAGATCATAAATGTGCTATATGTGGAATGGAAGACTCTTGGAATGATAAACCCATTACATTCATACTAGATCATGTAGATGGACATGCAAATAACAATTGTAGAGAGAATCTTAGATTAATATGTCCTAATTGTGATTCTCAATTAGATACTTATAAGTCTAAGAATAAAAATAGTGATAGATCTTATAGAAACAAATACTATAAAAATAAGAAATAAATTAAATTTATAGTTTTAATATTAGGTAAGAATTTTAAATCTTAATAGTATTAGAACTATATTCTCCGTTAGCTCAGAGGCAGAGCGTCTGGCTGTTAACCAGAAAGTCGGTATATCGTAATTACCACGGAGAGCTATATAAGTTTTTAAAGATAAGAAAAATAAAAAAACAATTAATTATGGGAAAAGAAAAATATGACAGAGAAGAATTAATAAGATTATTAATCCATGAAGGAAAATCTTATAAAGAAGTTGCAGCTATATATGCTAATGGGTGCACTGGAGAAGCTATACGTAAAGCAGCAAATAGATACGGGATAAAAGTATCAGATAGAAAGAAACTAAGAAAATGTGAATATTGTGGTAAAGAGCATGATGGTTCTTTTGGTTCTGGAAGATTTTGTTGTTCAGATTGTGCAAAGAAATATTCACTTAGTTTCAGCAAAGGTAAAAAACCAGAAGATAAATCTACTAAAGAAGAAAAAGTAGAAGAGTCTGTAAAGATAGCTCCTCCTAAGGAATGTACCACTGAATTGTCTAGATTTGATGGAAAATTAACTTCAGATTTATTAGGATATGTAGGTGAATGTGCGACAATGTTTCAATTAGCAAGAGTTGGAATTATGTCATCTAAACCTTGTGGAGTAGATAGATATGATGTAATTGCAGATATAGGAGGAATACTTTATAAAATTCAGGTTAAATCTACTGCTGGCTATATTGATAAAGATGGAGCATTATCGTACAATCTTCAAAATAAATCTGGATTATATAAAAAAGGTGAAGTAGATTTCTTTGCCTTGTATAATTATGTACTTGATATTATACTATTAGTTCCCTTTAGTATACTTGAAGGTAAATATAAGGTGCGTATTCATTTTGGAAAAGAAAAAGATGAATCAGATTTATTCTTTTGGAAAGATTATATTTTATTTGATGTAGCGAAATCTTTATTATCCAGTTAATTAATAATAAGTTTGTGTGATACTCAAGTGGTTAACGAGGATAGACTGTAAATCTATTAGCTTTGCTTTCGGGAGTTCGAATCTCTCTCACACAACATAAAATAAAATTATAAATATGAAAGTAAAAAGATTTAGTAAATTAGATACTCTACAAGATTCTATAAAAATTGTAAGTAAGAAAACAGGAGAATCTCTCACAATAAATAGATTTAAATCTTTTGTAGATATTCTTGGAAAATTTATTAAGAGACTTAGAGAATGGAGTAATAAGAGACCGTCATTTGATATTTACTTAGGTTCTGAGAAAGTAGCAGAATTAAATCTTATAGAAAAGTCCAAAGAAGAATTAAATATAATGTGGATTGAAACTTATGAAGATTATAGAGGTAAAGGATATTCTCAGGCTATTCTAACAGAGTTGATTAGATTTGCTAAGTCTCAAGGTTATAAATATGTTACTCTTGAAGTGCCTGGTAGATCTCCTGATGCTAGACATATTTATGAGAAGCTTGGATTTAAGGATGATGGAGTCTTGACAACCCCAGAAGAAGATTTTTATTGGGGAGGTCTTACTAGAATGAAACTTAAATTGTTTGCAAATATTACTAATGTAACAAGTTTAACTCCATTGAAAAATATAATAACAACTACTACTAGAAAAGCTACCGGACTATCTAATTCTAAAATAGCAACACAAGCAAAGAATGCAGCATTAGATTTACACTCTGTAACTAAAGATGCTCAAAATTCTTTTATATCTCCTAATGGTAATGGATATGTAACTAAAAGTTATTTTACTAAAAGACGTCCTAAAGGAAAGAAAGTTGAGTTTGTAGGAGATTTATTTGGGAATCCTAATCAATTACAGAAACCGAAAGTTATTAATAGCAGCAGTAGTAATAAAGGAGGAAATTCTTCAATTAGTAGTTTAGATGCTAAAAGAATGAATTTAAAACGGTATAATTCTCATAAAACAAGATCTTTGGAAGTAACACCTACTGCACCTGGACAAAATGAGTGGGTTAAACGTGTAAAAACTAATGGACAAGCTAGGTGGGAAAATAATGGGTTATATATTCCTGGTTTTGAGAAATTATAAAAAGAGAAAGGATCAAAATTATGATTAATTTCACAGACCATTTTGATCCCACTAAAAATATAGAAAAAGATTTAGCAAAAGTAGATCTTAGGGATCAATACACATCATTAACAGAAGATGAAAAGATAATGGTATTTCTTCGTCTCAAAGGATTTACACACAGACCTCCAACGATAGAAAGATTATATTCTGATGATTATTATTTAGGTAGTCAAGAATTTTTTGATCATGGAGATGTAATATTTCCTTTTTGGAAAGATGGATTAAAAATGATTTTTCCAAATGAAGTTACAACAGCAAAACCATTACTCTGTTTGTCAGGAGCTATTGGTATAGGTAAGTCTACGGTATCTAAATTAGCTATGACAAATACACTAGCTAGGTTAAGTTGTATGGCTAATCCGTGGAGAACATTTAAATTAGGTAAAAAACCACTTAGTTTTATCATCTTTCATAGAGATGAAGATGTAGCAAATGCTGAATTTCGAAGATGGATGCTAGATGATGTATTAAAGCAGAGTCCATTTTTTAGAAATTTACCACATAAACATAATATAAGAATATTAACTTCTGGTCCTAGGGGTAATGTAGTATAAAAAGTTGCCCTCCATATTAAGAAATTATATGGTAATAAAGTAAGTAAATTCGGTGAAAGGATAATCCCAATACCGAGTCAAGGATCTTAGATTTATCTAAGTAATCTTTGATGTAACGAATAAAGACTTACTAACTTATATAATTATATAAGTTAAATTTATATTCTAAACTATAATAGAGTATTATAGAAATAGATTGGCAGGTGGACTAGGAACTGACTTGATTTTTGCAATCATGTCTGAGGTCAATTTTTGGCCTAACGAAGAAAAAGCCATGGAACGTGTAAATAGTACGTATATTCGTATTACATCTCGTTTTGATGTAAAAGAAAGTTTAACATTAGCCGGAAATCTAATAATTGATAGTTCTAGTAGAGGTGCAGGTGGTCCAACTGAAATATTTCTTGAGAATGCAGAACCTCAATTTACTTGGGATTGTAGACCTTCTCATTATGAAGTTAGAAAAAATCTGTACGAACGTTCAAGGGGAATAACTTTCTCAGTTTATACTGGAGATGGTAAATATCCTCCAAGAATATTAAATAAAAATGATAAAGAAGAGAACTATAAATTAGAAGATGATCAAGACCCTGATAGAGTGGAACATGTACCTATTCAATTATTTGGAGAATTTAAATCTGATTTGATTAAAGCTCTTCAAGATAAATCTGGTATTAATACAGGATCATCAGATAGTTTTTTTGGAGGTACTATAGAACACTTATCTAAATGTTCAACAATAAAGAATAGAATTCCTGAAATTATTACAGTTGATTTTTATGATAAAGAAGATAGGATTATTAATCATGTAGAAAAAATGATTAATCTTATTCCAAGAGGTACTCCTATATGGCTAGGTCTTGACTTAGGTGTAGTAGATGATACAACTGGAATAGCAGCAGTTAGTTTTGATCATTGGGAAAATATAAATGGTACTTTAGTTCCTAAAATTAAGTGTCATTTTGTTTTAGGTGTATCTAGGTTAGAAGGACAAGAGACGAGTTTATTTCACATAGAGCAGTTTATAGAAGATCTTAACAAGAAATTTAATATTATAGTTAGTGCTGACCAAGCTTTTTCTAAACAAATACTTCAATATTGTGAAAGAGAAGGAATTAGAAATAATGGGAGAATTTCTACAGATAATACTCCTTGTGAACCGGCTCTTTATTTGAAGTATATAATAAACAATGAACTTCTTGAAATTCCTGAATATAAAAGATTACAAAGAGAGGCATATGATTTAAGATATGTTGGTCCAAAACGTAAAGTAGATCATCCTAAAAAAGCATCAATATCTCCATTATTTGATAATCCTGATGGTTCTAAGCCAGGAAGCAAGGATTTATGGGATGCTTTAGCTTCTAGTGTTTATTCTTTAAAATTATCTATTGATGAAGGAGAAGAGATGGGATATTCTTCAGGAATAGCTAAACAACTCGAATCTCTTACTAAAATAACAGCGGATCCAAGAGAAGAGTCACAAAAAGAACTTCAAAACATGTTGGAAAATATATTTTAAGATTCTTTTTCCATAATATATAATCAATTCCTAGGATGGCCAGAGGAAAGTGGTCTATTGTTCGATCAAGTCCTAGGAACAGAAAAAAAAAGAAAAGAGATATATTTCAATCTCTTTCTTCCATACGTTTTACAAATTCCCATTCTTCTGGAGTAACATAATCCAGAACGCTTTTTGGAATTTCTACTTCTCTATCGTTTAACATTAATTTAACTTTAACAAATAATTTATTAGGAGTAATATCTACATCAGTTACTACTCCATAAAATCCTGTTTTACGAGATTTAACTTTATCTCCTACTTTTAAATTTTTCATAATTTTCTATATTTATTATTACACATATAAGGTTTTTAGAGCTTATGATAATACTACGAAAACAAAAATATAAAGAACTTCCCTGGACCAAAGAAAATATAGAAAAATATAAGTCACAGGAGAATAGCTATTCGAAAATGGAATGAAAAAAGAAAGAAGAATAAATAGAATAGATTCGAGATGTAGTTCAGTAGATAGAACGCTTGGTTTGGGACCAAGAAGTCGCACGTTTGAGCCGTGTCATCTCGACCTAGATAAATAGACGATGAGATATCGTGGAATTTATATTTAATTTTCATTTATTCAAAATCACTAAGGAAGAGTAAAAGTCGCGAGTTACTCTTCCACTAATGAAAATTAAATAAATTTAAAGTTTGATATCTTGGGAAGCTATAAGTAGAATAAATGAAAAGAAAGATTGATTGGAACAAAGAAGAACTGGAGTATTTATTATTTGATAAGAAACTAACATATAAAGAGATAGCTAATCATTATGGAATTACAAGTGAAAGTGCTGTTCATAAAGCTATAAAAAGATTTGGAATTGATATCTCAGAAAGAAAAACTATAATATCTAAAGAAGATATAGAAATACTTCTTTTTGATAAAAAACTAACTATTTCTGAAATTTCTAAATTATATAACTTAACAGAAGGTGCAACTAGACTTAGAATAAAAAGATTAGGCATTGAATATGAAAAGAAAAATATATCTTTAGTTGATAGAAATATTAGCAAAGAAGATATTGAAAATCTTATCAAAAAACATTTAACCTATAAAGAAATCGGAAATATTTATAAAGTTTCTGCTAATACTATACAAAATTTAGTAAAACTTTATAAAATTAATAGACCTAAGAGAGGGAATGAATTTATTGTAGAACGGATAGATTCATTTGAATATGTAGATAATGTGATAACTAATGAGTCAATTGATAATAAATTTTTACCAGTTCCAATAGAATTATCAGAAAATTATAAGATAGTATTAACAATAAAAGAAGGAAATAAGTTAGTTAAATTATTTTATGTTCCTGAACTAGGAATTTGGTATAATAATTTTTCAAAATTAAAACACTCTATTGAAAATAGATTAGGGATTAATTTTCTAGAATGGGAGTGTAGATGGATTTTAAAACTGCCAATAAGTAAATTATATACTGAATATTGGATAGATAAGAAAATAGAGTACTATTATTCAGATAAGTATTTTCATACTACTGAATACATAAAGAATAGATTAAGAGAAGATCCTAATTATGTTTGTGATTTTCTCATGATAAAAAGTGATTTAATTGAACAGTTTAATTTATCAAGGGAATATTCAGAATATAAATATGAATATGATTTTACGAATACATGTGAATTTATTAAAAATAAAACTAGTAAGTTTTCTGTATTTGTAAATGAAATAAATCCTTTTACTGGAGATACAATAGGAAATTGGGAAACTAATTTTTTACATTTTATTGTAGAAAAGAAAGATAATTTTATATTAGGAGCTTATAAAAGAGCTATTAAACATAAAAAGACAGATAGTCAATTTTTGGTAGAAGCAAGAAAAGTACATGGAGATAGATATACATATTTAGATGATTATATCAATTACGTAACTCCAATAACTATTTTAGATAATTGTACTGGAGATGTATTTAAAATGTCCCCAGTAGATCATATACATAGAAAAATGGGAAATCCTATAATCAATAAATCTACTGGAGAATTATTAATTATAACCTGGTTAAAAAATTTTCAAATAAGTTATTTAGATGAAGTAGTTGTAAATAATATTAGAAAAGATAAAACTAAATCTGTTCGAATAGATTTCTCTATAGTAGTAAATAATCAAACTTACTGGATTGAATATCACGGAGAACAACACTACAATAAATTTAAAAATTTTTATAATTGGGTAGAAGATGATTTTATCAAACAGTTTCAACGAGATACAGACGTTAGAGATTATTGTAAAAATAGTAATGGAGATATTATTCTTTTAGAAGTTCCGTATATATTAAATACATATGAAAAAGTATCTGATTTTTTAAATAAAACAATAAAATATGGAATAGATCCAAATACATTAATAGATTATAAAAGTTTATATAAAATATAAATAAAAAAAAATTAATTATGCGCTGTAGAGTTAAATTATTTTCAACAAGCAGCCAAATTTTAGCAAGTGATGGGAGTCATATTCCAGCACAAGTTCTTCAAGATTATCTCAATAGTGATGCTTATAAAAGCTCTATTGAATCGAAGAATATGTTGGGAGGTTTAACTCACAGAGCAAGAAATTTGGCTAATGCAAAAAACTCAGGAACAGCATTATCTAAGACTGTGGGTAAAGATGATATGATGTTACTTTGTACAGAGGCTGCTGCTCCTGTATTTTATGTAACAAAATTAGAGCTTATGCCTGATTCTTGGTGTTATGCTGAAATAGAGTTATTTGATGAAGCCTTAGCAGATGATGAGGCTGCACAAAACATAAAAAGATTAAAGTACTTATTAAAGGCCGGAGTTCGTCCTGGAGTAAGTGCAGTTATCCTTAAACAATATCTGAGGCATGAATTCAAAGTTAATTCATGAAAATGTTTTTAATTGCTGGAAAAATAATAAATTAAATCAGCAAAAACTATTAATAAAAATAGTTTCTCAACGACTAGAGTAAACACTAAGAAATTTTCTTAGATAATATAGTCTACAATTAATTATAAATTAGTTAAATAATTGGGATATTGGGATTCATCTACTTCTGGAGTAGATACATTACGTAAATTAGTAAGTATCAAGGGATTAGATGTTACTTTGAACCCTTCTTGGAAACAAGCTCAAGTAGTACAGACTTGGGATGATGAAGGAAATCTAATATCTGATGGGGAAGAAAAAAACTTTTCGGATATAGAATATACTCCAAAGGATTTTGAATTTAAAGGACTTAAAGTAAAAGCTTTCTCTGATTTAAATTCTCTTGGATGTGGAGATATGTTAAAATCATCCAAGATTGATGGAAAATTTACAAAGTTAAAAGCAAAAGTTTTCTCCGCAGATGGAATGGTAGAAGAAGTTTTAGAATCCATTAGTAAGATGCCAAAAGAACCTGTTCAAAAAGATTTCTCAGTAATTGCATTAAGAGATAGAATTCGTGAATCAAAGTATTCAACTCGTCAAAGATTTCGTGTATTGATTCTATCTTACAAACAACTTCTAAAACAGCAAGGCGGCCCAGAGAAAATAGATCCAGAAACACTTAAAATCATGAAGTCTTTGTTTACTACAGATCTTTTGGATATTATGAAGTCGATTACACCAGAAATCATGAATGGAAAAAATCCAGGAACATTACTTGGTGCTTCTAGTTTAGGTAAGAATGTACGTAAATAATATGCGTTTTTTATATGAATTGCTGGAAATATCTAAATGAGATAAATCAGCATCAAATCATACTTAGATAAATCTAAAGAAGTGATTTGTTCAACGACTATGTATATAAACTGTCAAAATAGACAGAAGATATAGTCTAAATTATAAATAAATTTTATAAATACATTGATAAGTGTACAAAAATTGTTCTTACCATATAAGATGGCTATGTCTGAGGTATCTAAAACTAATGCAATATCTAAGGCAAGATATCAAAAAATTCAAGCTGCTTATTCTGACTTTGTTAATGCAATGTTAGAGGAAATATTCGCGCCGAAGAATGGTACGAAGAAAGAAGAGCCAGTAGAAGAAGAAAACCCTGAAGAAAACAGTTAAAAGATTATGAAAGTAGAAAGACGTAAATTATTCTCTTCTTCGATTTCTCCACGGCGCAAGTTATTTTCAGGTGGAGTAACTCAGGCAGAATATAAGAAAATTCAGTGTAGAGATTGTGGTTATATTATGGATACTTTAGCCACTACAACTAACTTCTTATGTCCTAAATGTGGAGCTGTAAATAGATTTAATGTTTTAGAAGTTACACCAAGTCCTGAAAATACTCCTGAAGCTGTACAAGTCGAAGTATCAAAAATTGAAGAAGTAGAAAAAGGATTCTCAAGACGTTCGTTATTCGGCGGAGATAATAATGCCGCTGTACAAAAAGAATTTTCAGAACCGTCGAACGAATTTGAGGTAAAATTAAAAGAATTTTCTGGCAAAACTTTAAATGAATCAGAAGTTGTTAAGGCATTTGGTATTTCCGCCGAAGATTTAGTTGAAAAAGGTTTTGCTAGTACTGATGAAGATAATAAAGTTACTATTCCTGAAACTGCATTCTTACAATCTAAATTATTCTCTAAGTTAATCGTATCAGTGACTAAGATTTTGGATTTAGACCCAATAGAAGGACCTAAGGAAGACATAATTAATATGTTAGAATCTAAAGGATCTTTAGGACCGAAAGGTATAATGCTAATTAAAAAAGCTCATTCTCTTCCACTTGAAGAAATGAAAGAAGTTGAGTTCTCTAGCACTGAAGAAGTAGAGGATTGGATTAAAGATTCTGGAATTATTGGAGACTTAAAGATAGAGTTTGGTAATTCTGCAATGGGAATTAAAGAATTTACAAAGATCCTAGAAGAGAGATATGATGATGCTCCAGATAATATAATAGATATATTAATTGATCGTGGAGTAATCAAAATTCAAGGAAATCAAGTTGATATAATGAAATAAAATATTTATAAAACTCAGTATGAAAAATACAAGATTTATGGAAGTCCTATTCTCAGCTGTAGAGGATAAGGATGAAGAATTAGCAAAGCAAGTAGCCAAAGATATTGAAGATGCTAAGGCTAATGGCTCTGTTGATACTGAAGAAGTAAAATATGAAAATATCGGTGACGGTAAAGTTTCAGTAACAGACAAGGAAAATGGCGAAGTTACTATCGTTGAAAAGGCTTCTGATGAGGATGATACTTATGATATGTATCCAGCTGAACAATCTGAACAAATCGAGGGATATCTTCATCCGGAAGGGGATGGAGTAACTCCGGGTAATCAGGTAGGTGCAGCTGACGAGGAAGTTGAAAATCATATGGATGGTAGTGCTGTTATTGCACCAAATCTTCCTGATGGTGGTTTAAATCCAGCAGCTGGTCATGAAGAAAGTGTAGAAATTACTGCACAAGAAGGTCCTGAAGCTGTAGAAGAATGCGAAGAAAAAGAATTCTCTGTAAGTACTGATAATAGCGTAGTTCTTAGAATTTTCTCAGATCAAGAATTTTGTGAAAGATTATTCTCAGAAGTTATTGAATCAGAAGAAACAGCTAAAGTAGGTGATCTTAAAGTAGAGAAAACTGGTGAAAATGAAGTAGTTGTTACATCAGAATCTACAGGTGATCAAGCAAAGGTAGAGTTTAATGGTGAAGATATGGATGTTACTGAGCTAGAATCTAAGAATTTTAGTGAAGCAGAACAGTTTGATCCGTTGTTTGTAGTAGGAGTAGATCCAGTAAATCATGTTATTGTAGATGCTCCAGAGTATGACGAAGCATCAGCTCAAGAATTAGTTCAGAGTTTAACAGAAAAAGGAGTAGCAGGAGTTAGAATTTTTGATAACCCCGAAGACGCTCGTGAATATGCTATCGATCTCTTGAATGGTCTTGGTGTAGTTGAAGATGAACAACTTGGAGAACCTGAACAAGCAGAATTTTCAGATCATACTATTTACTTAACTGAATTCCAAGCTGATAATACAGACTTTATGTGTCGTTTCTTCTCTGAATCTGTAGATAGTATTAGTGCAACTCAGGATGCTATTGAAGATGCTATTGAAAATGGTGATGAGATTGAAACAGATTCTGAAGTTATTACACCTATCGATTCTAAGACTGCAGTTATACAGGATAAAAATAAAGATGAATTTACTAAAGTTAGTTTAGAAGGTGAAGAAATGGAGCTTGAAAAGATAAGCGAAGATCAAGCAGAAGAGTTGACAGATCATATCGTTGTTTCTGAAGAAGAGGAAGACGAAGATGAGGAAGAAGAAAAAGAATTCTCTGATGTTTGGTGTGACGAAGCAGAAACTAAATTTTTCTCAGAAAATGAAGAACTTACTCAGTATATGATTCGTTTGTTCTCTGAAGAAGCTGATTCTGCTGAAATTGAAAGCGCAATCCAAACTGGCGAACAAGTAGAAACAGATAAAGAAATTATTACGCCTATCGATTCTAAGACTGCAGTTATACAGGATAAAGAAAATGGCGAATTTACTAAAGCTGAGATGGATGAAGAAGTTCTTGATGTTAATCCTATCTCAGAAGCAGAAGCCGATAATCTAACAAACAGTATTGCAGTAGAAGATAAAGTTGAAAATCATGAAGAAAAAGAATTTTCTGAAGATATCTACTGTAATGAGGCAGAAACTAAATTCTTCTCTGAAGGTGAGGAATTTACTGAATATATGGTTCGTCTATTCTCTGAAGAAGATGGTCATTGTCCAGTAGAAAAAGCTATTGAAACTGGTAAGAAAGTAGAAACAGATAAAGAAATCATTACTCCAATTTCAGCTACAGAAGCAATTATAGAAGATAAGGAAAATGGTGAATTTACTAAGGCTACTATGAGTGAAGATGATATTGAATGTCATCCATTATCAGAAGAAGAAGCTGACAAACTTGAAGAACATTCTATTGATAAAGAAGAAAAGAAATTCTCAGGAGATTATGAAGATCCTATTCTTAATAAATTCTTCTCAGATGTTGTAGGTGCAGTTCCTGTTCCTGCTGGAGAAGTAGATCCTAATACTCCTGTAATTCCTTTAGCTGATCCTAATGCTGTAGCTCCTCAGGAAGTAGCAGTTCCGGCAGGTGTTGCTCCTGCACAAGGTGGTGCTACTAGTGTTGAAGCTATTGAAGATAAAGCACTTCAGGCAGTTCAAAGTATCCAAGCAGTAGCAGAAGAAGCAGCTCAGCAAATTATGGAAGCAAAACAAGCTCCTGCACAGGCTCAAGAACAAGATCTTCAGGAAGCTCAGTTCTCAGAAAAGAAATTCAGTGATACAAATGATACTCTAGTATCATGGTTGACTGGAAATAGTTTTCGTAAGTAATTAAATATAAATAGATAGGTTTATGGTTATCCTCAAAAACCATTTTACATAAACTAAAAATAATAAAAACATTATATACATTATGAATACACAGTATTTGCAAATGATGCAGACTCCTTCAATGATGGAGGCTCTTATTAATAGCTCAGTATCAGCAGAAGATGCTAACCTTCGTTCTCGTGAATATGCTAAGATGTTCTCTCGTAACGATGAAATGAAAGATTTGTTTGGTCTAGGTAATGCAGGTAATTTGCTGCAGAAGACTTTCTCTGGTTATGCAGAAACTCCGTTGCTGTCTACTCAGTATTTCAATGCTTCTGTAGCTTCTTATGTAAGCTCATTCGCAGGTTATATGTCTATCGAACGTGACTTTGATCAGCCTAATGGTTTGTTCTATTGGTTCGACGTTTTGGGTGTAACTGATATGCGTTCTGTTATTCCTAACTTAGGTCCGGATAACTATCAGGATATTCAAGCTATGGGTAACTTTACTTTGAATATTACTCCGACTACTAATGCTGACTACTCTTCTTTGATTGGTCGTAAGATTATCCCTGGTACAGTACGTGTTAAGATTGCTACTGCAACTGAAAAATTCGAATTGATCGATAATGGTCAGGGTGCTTTCATGGCTGTTGCTGGTAAGATTTCTAACGGTACTATCAACTATTTGAATGGTCGTGTAGAATTTACTTTGGCTACTGCTTTGGCTGGTGATGCTGCTACAGAAACTATCACTATTGTAGGTAAGGAAGATGTTACTGGTACTCCTTGTAATACTATTGGTGCTTCTAATGCACATGCTAATGATAAGAGATTTATCGCTAAGATGCAACAGCTTGGTTTGGCTACTGTACCTGATATGTTGGTAGCTGAATATAACATTGCTGCTTTAGGTGCTATGAAGAAAGCAACTGGTTCTGATATGGCTACTTTCTTGTTCACTAAGCTTCGTGAATTGTATACTAAGGTAATTAACTATAAATTGGTTTCTACTTTGGAAGAAGGTTATAATGGTAACGTTATGGCTGACTTGGATTTGACTCAGGGTGCTATGACTGGTCAGTTCATGGATTATCGTTCTAGAGTTGACTTGTTCGATGCTTACTTGATTAATGTTGAAAGTGCATTGGCAACTAAAGCTGTTAAGGGTGTTGATGTTACTGCCTATGTAGCTGGTAATATGGCATCTAATCAATTCCAGAAGGGTGGAATGATTGGTAAATGGGAACGTAATACTAAGATGACTTATATCAATGATCTGTTGGGTTGGTATAATGGTATTCCTGTACTTCGTTCTACTGATATTGCTGAAGCTCCGGGTGAAGGTACTTTCTATGCAATTCACAAAACAAAAGATGGTCAGATGGCTCCGCTTGCACGTGGTATCTATATGCCTTTGACTGATACTCCGACTATTGGTAACTACAATAACCCAACTCAGATGGCTTCTGGTATCTACTATCAGGAAGGTACTAAGTATATGGCTCCTGAATTGGTACAGAAGGTTACTTTCAAATTTGGTATCTAATTAAACCATAAAAATCATTTGGATCGTTAAACTCTCAGATCCCTAAAGAATAAAATGATTTTAAACAAAGAGAGGGATTCCCTAGGTCTTATAGACTTAAGGTTCCTTCTCTTTTTAATTTTTACAATTATGGCAAGTACATTTAGATTAAAGAGAAAATTATATTCTGATGATAAAGGCGGAATGAGTACTGGGAAAAAATTAGCTTTAGGTGGCCTCGCAGCAGGTGCAGCCATTCTTGGGGCTAAAAAAGGTGCATTTGGTGCTAACATAATGGCTAAAACTAATACTGGACTAATGAAAGCTGGTAAAGCTGTTGGAGGAAAAGTTGGAGATAGAATGATGATGTCTGGAGCTAAGGATTTTGGAGTTGCACGAGCTAAACAAATTGATAATGCACTTTTAAAGAAAACAGGATCTCAGATGACAAAACAAGCTTTTAATGCAAAAGCTGATCAAAAAGGTATGCAGGCACTTGGAAAAATTATGAAATAATTATGGCAACTTATAAGCTTAAAAGAAAAAATTTTGGATTATTTTCTCCATTCGCCAAAACAGCGGCAAATTGGACTGCAGCAAAAGGAGCTTTTAAAGCAGGAGAAAATGCCAAAGGTTTTAAGAATTTAGCTTCTACTATGGGAAGAGGTTCTATTGGACTAGGTAAAGGGTTAGGTGTTGCTGCTGCTGGTACTGCTGCATTAGGTGCTGGTACATTCTTAGCAGCAGAAAATAAAGCTAATAGTTAAAGAAGAAGTTAATCCCTGAAAATTAATTTTAAAATATTAAAATAAGTTTTATGAGTGATGTAATTTACAGAGGTCTTAAACTCTCTTCTAATAAATGTAGGTATTTTCAAGTAAAAGAAGGACAAATAAGCTCTATAGTAGAGGATACTTCAAGATCTACTCTCACTCTAACTTATTCTCCAGGAAGTACTTCTGGAAGTTTATCAGATCTTTTAGGAATACCATGTACTGAGAAAAGAATTGACATGCTCCCTACAGGACTTCCTAAATTATTTAAAAATACTTATGTTACATTAAATGGACTTAAGTTAAGAAAATTAACTTATGATCCACATACTATTAATATAGTTATTGTAAATGACTCAGAATCTAGAGTTATCCAAAACTATAATTATACAACAATAGTAGTTTCGGAAGGAGATTATAAAAATCCTGAGTTTATAAATTTCTTGTTTTACTCTGGAAATCTTATATATCTTCAACCTATTGGACCTAGACCAAGCTGTTATGAGATAAGAAATTTTCCTAAAATTATAATTAGTTCAGATGATGTTACACTTGAATCTGAATCTGAAACAATATTTACATTAAGAAGGAAATATAATGATTATGTTATAAGAGCTGTAGATTATCAAGATCAATTTATTCTAGAATTACGTAAAATTTTAGATGATTATGGTTTAGAGTTAGTTAGAATTAATAAAGAAACTACATTAACTAAAACATCACATGTTGTTTATCAATTTCTTCAGACTCCAGTGAAAGATAATCATCCTAAGTATTCTGATGATAAAGTAATGCAGCATAAAATACCAGTTGAATTTTATCTAAGAAGTACTGATATGCCATTATTCTTTGACTTTAAAAATAGATATATGAATGTCACATTACTTACTAATTTCTGTGAATTCAAAACATCAGATAGATATGGACAAAGATGGACAGCTGCAATAAAATGGGGAGGAATAACTGAAGATTTTAACCAGACATATCAACAAGATGATAATTCAAATTTCTCTTATCAATGTCAATTCAGATGTGAACTATTTTTCTATGAAGTAATTGATGATAGATATAAATTCCTAGAAGAAATAGTTCAGAATATAGAGTTTGAACGAAATAATCCAGATTATCATTATGAAGTTCCGGTTGATACTGAAACAACAATTATAAACAAAGGGTTATGATAAATTTTAGAAAGAAGAAATACCTTATCCAAAATTTAATGCCGGACGCTATTGAATATTTAAAGAAACAAGGATTACGGCCTAATATTATAACTCCAGAGCAAGCAGATAGCGTTAGTAGAGTTAATTCTAAGGCTATGGTTTTAGTTTCATTTATAAAAAATGAGTCTGGATATTATCAAATTCAAGTACAGGATAAGGAATTATACAATTATACTCAAAAATTAATCAAAGATATTTTTAGAATGAGAATAACTGATATTAATAAAGAAACCAGAGTAATCACAGCAGAAACTGATCACTTAGGAATAGCTTTTGATATTATAGAAATTCTCGCTACAAAATATAATTTATCAGTTGTGGCATGATTAAATTTAGACAGAAAGAATTTACAGAATATGATGCAATGAGAAGTCTTTATGTAAAACTTATGCGATATTCTGATAGAAATAAATTCGGAGTAATAGATACTAGTGCATTAATTCCTGTTCTTAGAGGAAATAATGTAGTAATCGAAAGATTTGTAATTAGTACTTCTATGTTTGGAAAAGATAAATATAGAATGTATCTAAAAATTGGTGCCAAAGCAAAGTTACCAGATGAGGTTAGACTTCCAGGTAAAACATATGATAAACGTCTTGGAAATATGCAATTAAACGTAAGTCATTCTATATTTGCGCCAAAAGATAGTGATCCAAATTGGAATAATAACAATAATGGAGGAAATAATAATACTTCTTTAGGAGACACTTCTGGACCTAGGAATGATAATCCTGAAGAAAGAAGAGGTGGAAAAAAGAAAGAAAAGAAGTATTCAGAATTTCCAGGATCAATTTTAGAGCAAAGAGAATTTAAGAGTAAAGGCGGTGATAAACAATATCCCTATCTATCTGGTTCATTCTCTCCTTCCTTTGATCTATCTTATGAAGTTTCTGAATTGCTTGGAGAGGCTATCAAATATGATAAAAAATCAAGATCATTGGTCTTAGAATTCAAATCTATCGAAGATGCTATTAATGCATTGAATATATTACCCTTCGGATTAGGTTATAAAATATATTTACTTAATGCATGATGATTGTAAAGAGATTTTCTCAAACCAAGATATTAAATACTAATAACCCAGCTCTTGGTTTCACTAAAGGGAGAAAATATGATACAGATATGGATAGACTGGGTAGAATGAATACTTCTCAACGTGAATTAGCTGGAATCGGTAATTTAGGAAAAGAAATGAGAAAATTAAATCAAGAATTAAATCGTGGAGGAAGAGGTAAATGGCAAGATACAGATTAAAAAGAAAATGTTACAATGCACTAACTGAAGCTGCCGGAAATACACTTGGAGGAGTTACAGAAGGAGTTGGTAAAGCTCTTGATAATAAAGTAGCCGGAATCGCTGGTGGTGTTTTAGGAGCTACTAAATTAGGAGGAACTATTGGAACAATGATAGGGGGACCATTTGGAAGTATTTTAGGTATGGGAGCTGGTTATCTCTTAGGTTCTGCAGCTACTAGAGGTCTTGGAAAAGGTCTTAAAACTGCCGGTCAAGATATGCAGACTTAATTATAGGAGGATTTAGATTATGATTAAGTTTAGACAAAAAGAATTTTTTTGGGGAATGGCTTTAAATGCTGCAGGGGCTATTGGTACAGGTCTTTTTCTAAAACAAGGCTCTGATCAAATGAAACAAGCTGAGGAACAAGCAGCACAGGCAGAGGAGCAAAATAGAAAGATGACCAAAGCTTTAAATAAAATTGCAGAAAACGCAAAAAATAATCCACAAGCAGCACAACAAGCAGCAGATGTAATGGGACAAAAACAGTTTGCTCAAATAAATTTTGCAAAACTTACAGCAACTCTTAAGAATAATAAAACTTTAGGAAATGCTAAAGGTCTCGCTAAAGATGTTGGTAAAATTGTGTGGAAAGGAAAAAATAAGCTGATTGGTGGAACTATGATGGGAGCTACAATGGCAGGAGCTTCATATCTTACTGATAAAGCAATTCAAAAAGATATGAAGAAAAATGGAATGCCTCTTGAAAAAACCTATTCTGCTGGATCTATAATGAAAGCAGTAAAAGGTACTGGAAAAGTTTTAGGAGAAGCTGCAAAAAAAAATAAAGGAACGTTAATAACGATGGCTGCTCTAGGTTCTGCTCCCATGGCTCTCGGATACTCTGCTGAAAAAGCTCAATATAAAGATCAGATGGCATTAACTCAGAGAAACTATGCAGTCCCTGGAGTAATGGCAGTTAAAAGATTACTTACTGGCGCTTCTAAATCTGTAAGAAATTCACAGATATTTAAAACTCCTGGACAAACAATTTTAGGTGGACTTTCTAATTTATCTGGCGGAGGTGGTCGAAAAGGTGTATACAAATTCGGTCATCAGTTAAATAGATATGGAAAACATTCAGGTTCAGTATGGTCTCAAAAAGCAGGTAAGTTCATCATGGATAACCCCAAAACAGCCTTAGCAGGTAGTATTCCAGTCGGTGCTGCAGTTTTAGGAGCAACGTGGGGAACTGGAGAGAAGATAGTAAATAAAACAGCTCGGGCTCTAGATAAAGATGCTTTCAAATATCAAGATTCTAAAAATCAAGAAATACAATGATTATAAAAAGAAAATTATTCACTAAATACGACGATACTGATAATCTTAAGAGAATGAAAGATTCAGATATTCTTGCTGAAAAACCAAAACAAGCTCCTGGATATGGTTCTGTAGCTGGTGCTGCTCTTGGTGGTGCTGCTCTTGGTGGAACAGTTGGTGCTGTTGCTGGAGCTTTCGGAAAGAATAAGGCAGGTCGTAGTTTACTCGGAAGAATGGGTAAAGGTGGAAAAACTGGATTAGTTGTTGGTGGTCTTCTAGCAGGTGGAATGGCTCTTCGAAATAGAAATAAACAAGCTGAAAATAATGAATGGTATAATAAAAGACTTAATTATGCTCAGAGACAGGCTAGACGAAGAGAAAAACAGGATTGGAAGACAAATATGACTCAAAGAGATGGTTATTCCTATTAAAATTAATAAAAAATTATGGCAAAATTTAAACCAAAGAAAATAATCAGAGATGTAAAGGAGTTTTATAAAAATAACCCTACGGCAAAAATTACTACTGCCACTGCTGGATTTTCTGGAACTAATCTTGCTATTAATGCTACTAGAAAAAATTCTGATAAAAAATATCAAGAAGAACAACTAGAAGCAATGGATAAATTAACTAAAGCACTTGGAGGAGTTAATAAAACTTTAAAAGAGGTAGAAGTAAAAGAACCAAAAAAGACAACCTCTTATAAATTTAAAAAAATCTTTTCCGAGAGAAATGATAATAATATGATTACATTTAGAAGAAAAGACTTTAGTATATTATCTGATACTGTTAAAGGAGCTATAATTGGTGGAAACGTAGCTACCCTAAGTTTACCATTATCCGGAAAAGATGCTAAAAATATTAAATATGAAGGAAGTAACCCTACTTTCCGAAAATTAAATACTCTAAGTCCATTTGCTAAACGACTTGGAGTAGTAGCCGCCGGAACATTAGTCGGAGCAGCTCTTGGAGCCTTAGTTGGTACTATAAAAAAAGGTGATGAGGCTATTTCCAGAAAGTTAACAGTTGACAATAGATTAATGGATAGAGTAGTAGAGGATCTTAAGAAAACAGGTTTTAAAGAAGGCTCCGATTTTACAAGAGATCCTAAAACGGCGGATTCTCTTAAATCAGCAATAAGTGTAGCTATAACAAGAAATTCTGGTGAACTTAGACTTCTAGTAAATACAATAGCAGATAATAAACTAAAAGATATAACAAAAAACATAATACGAAATCTACCAAACTCAAGTGCAGTAACAGAAGAAAGTAAAAGTAGATATAATGAGATTTCTATAACTACTATATCTGATGGAACCGCTGATGTTGGTTTAATAGCTGGAATATGTGAAAAATTTATAAGAAATAAATATCCAGTATATCTCGTAGAAGTTGGTTAAAACAAAACAATTAATTATTATATTTAAATTATGGCACAATGGACTGAAACTCTCGAACCGTATGTAAAAGTTATAGAGAGAGTACATACCGCAGCTCTTAATCCTACTGCAGGTGAAAGTTTAATTATCGGAGTGACTTTAATTTCTGATGCAGGCCCAGCAGTTCCTACACTGATCTCTAGTCAATCTGAATTCTTAAAAACTTATGCTTCAGGGGACTTAACAGAAGATTATATGGCATCCTTGAATAATCTTTATCATGATGCTAATAATACAGGAGATAAAAATGTAGCTGCAACAATGTGGATGAATGCTTATAGATTGGCTGGCTCTAATGTTATGCTGGTTTGTAGAGCATCTAAAGCTAACGATATCTACTACGCTAAACCCATGACTAAAACTGATTATAGTACATATATCCTTAGAGATGGTGCTTTAATGAAGGGATTTAGAGATGCTGATAAAGGTGTCGTTAAGTTTGTTCTTGATATTGATGGTGATGATGCAGAACATGATCAAGATGGATGGTCAATTAATTTGAATGGAGTAGGTATTCTTGGTAATCGTACCACCGATGATGGTCCTCAATATGATTACTATGTAAGAACTCTCCCCGACTTAGTAAATCAAATGAATGAAACTAATAAATTCTTCTCTCCATCTTATAAATTCTTCACAGATCCTAATAATATCATCTCTGAAAATGAAACAACTGATCCCGATAAAGCAAAGGCAGTTGTATTCTATGAACTTTATCTAGGACAGGATATGCTAGATACTTCAGACTCTAGATGTCCACTAGGAAAGCAGTATATCGTGATTTGTGAACCTGATTGGACTAGTGATAATCCTAATCAAAAACTTATAGATATTAATGCTTCCGCTTGGTCTGGTTTCGAAGAACAGAAATATTATGCAGTTAATCAATATAACTCTAATACTGATCTGAGAGTTAGAATTAGACGTTTTAATCATGATGCAGTAGTTACCAAAGAATTAACTAACCCCGCTTTGAACGAAAACTCTGATTCTCCTTATATGGTACTATCGGCCGTTCTAGATACCTATACTAAGAAAGGAACAGTAGAACCGTCAGAAAGTATCCTACAGCGAGATTTTTATGAAGTCGCTGTTCTTGATCCTAATATTTCTGACGAAGTACAGTTCTTTAATATAGGTAAAGTAACCGGCCGTGGAGATATGGAAGTATCAGAACTCAATGAACTCCTAAGTATGATTCAACTTCAACTCCCTGACGATATGAGAGAGCTTGGATTGAACTACTATGGATACGGAGCTGATGATAAAGTATGGGTAGAACTTGATCCTAATGACCCAAATGCAGGTTCTTATAAACAAACAGTTTCTTCAATGACTGATCTTTACAACTCAAAAGGTATGTCAGTTGGAGATGTTTACCGAGTTGGATCTGGAAGTTCATATAAGTACTATGAATATCAAGAAAATGGTGGAGATCAAGTTTATGCAAAATTAGGCGTAGATCCAACTGAAACAGATATTCTTGATGTATCTGAATCGGATCTTAAGAAAGCACTTGACGAAATCAACATTCAGGAAATCTATGTGGTTGAAGGATTATGTGACCTTGGAAATACATCACTAAGTTTCCAGAATTACTTGGCTAATATGGCTATCAATTCTAACTATTTCTATCCAGTATCAACAGTTCAGAGCACAAATTATATGACTATCGCTAATAATGCAACTAAAATAGCACAAGATTCATATAAACTCTATCTGTCTGCACCTTGGGATATCGACTCCGGTACATTTGGATGGAAATATTATTGCTCACCTGCTGTTGTTTACTGGGAAGCTGTAGCTAGAAACCGTAAGTTATTTTTGCGGTTTATAAATTATACTAAAATGCTGGAAATACATAATAATAAAGTATAATCAGCAGAAATTGGAGTAAATTCTAATTTTTCAACGACTAAATGTATAACTAAATTTGAAATATAATTTAGATGATATAGTCTAGATTATTAAGTTAATCTTATTAAATATCGAGAAATAATGCAGAATTTGCTCCCGTGCTTGGACAAACTAATGGTATTGTTCAGTATCAAAGACCTATGACTGAGTTTAATAAGAAAACTCGTCAACTTCTGCTCTCTAAACGAGTAAATACTGTACTCTGGAATTATCAAACTAATGCTTGGAATATGAATGATAATTATACTAAGCAAAGTGTAGATAATATTGTTTCAGATGAAGGTAACTCTCGTTTAGCTATTCGTATCTCAAAAGCTATGCCTGTATTACTTAAACAGTATATAGGCTGGAGAATTGCACCAAAACTATGGGAAAGTGCGATTGGAACTATCGATTAATTATGTAGTCGCCTAGAGTGGATCTAGGAAAATTATACCAAAATGCTGGAAAAATCTTGGTTACACCAAGTATAAATCAGCAAAAAGGATATCTTAGATTTATCTAAGTAAAATCCTTTCTCAACGACTAAATGTATA